TTCATTACCGCTAAAAATGAGCGTTCCCTATAGGAATCGAACCTACAATAGAGTCTTAGGAGGACCCCGTTATATCCATTTAACTAAGGGAACAAATACTTGTTTATTATATTCCAACTATCAGAGAAGTTCAATCTTTTTCTTTCATCAGATTAGTGATTTTGTAAAAATCACTAATCTCTGTAATTAATACTTCCCTGTAACCAGATGTTTCCTTTGAACCTTCTTCCAACTGCTGGTTCACCAATCAGATCTTTCTGATTGATGCAGATTGGAAATTCTACATCATTACATTTGATATCTATCGCATAAACATTTTCTTCTGTATACGAATTTTGCAATAGCCTGCAATCCCTCTGATTCAAGCCATTTTGCAAAGTCTTTGAGTGTGTCGGTATCCATTTGTTCGAGCTTGTCAAGCAGGACAAATCCGCATTCGGGATTGAGCTTGCGAACAATTGCCGTAGCGACACGAAGCTGTTCCGAACCGCTCATGTTGTTCCACTTAAAACCGTTATATGTAAGCTCGCCATTTTCAACCGATAAGCCGTCAAGGGGCAAATTTGCGTTGTTGAGCAAGTCATATTTTGTTTTGCGGATTTCTTCAAGCTGTGCCGTCATATCGGCGTACTTGCCGTAATATTCCTTTGCGTCCTCATCAGCTTTCGCTTTATCGAGGTTAGCTCTGACTTTGCGGTTAATTTCGTCAATCTCGGTAATGTTTCTTTCAAGTTCTGCCGTGCTTTCATCGTGCAGTTCGGCGACGGTCTTTCTGCTCTGTTCAAGCTGTGCAAGCACTTTTGTAAGCTCAGAATTGTATTTTCTCAAATCCTCGTTAAGCCTGTTGATTTCGCTCTGTAAGCTGTTGGCACGGCTTTCAAGGTTATCTTTTTCTGCTCTCAGACGGTTATTTTCACCGTTGCGTGCAAGAATTTCCTGCTGTTTATTGATAAGTTCAGAGGCTGATACAGGTTCATTCGGCACGCCTTCGTATTCGGGCATTTCGGCGGCGAACTTTTTCTTTTGGTCTGCAATCTGACCGATAGCACGGCGCTCGTTATACACCTGTGTTTCCTGCGTTTCAAGCTCGTAAACTCTGTTGCCTACACCGATAATCTGCAGGAGCGTGTCAGCCTTTTCCTTACCGGTTGCATTCATAAATTTCGGCAGGTCAAGAGCAAAGTTACTGACAAATGCGTCAAGCAAAGCCTGTCCGCCTTTGTTGCCTGCGGTGTCAATTACTTTAAGACTGCTGTTCTTACCGCTACGCTCCACAACAATACCGTTTGAGAGCTTGATTTTAAGATGTGGCGGAATCGTTGAACCCTCACGGTACGGAGCAGACGGAGCGAAACGATTACCGCCGAGAGCCCACGCAATTGCGTCAAGAACAGATGTCTTGCCCTGTCTGTTTTTACCGCCCAACACGGTAAGTCCGTTTTCGGTCGGTTCATAAGCAACCGCCTTTACTCTTTTTACATTTTCGATTTCAAAAGCTGATATTTTTACTGACATATTAAAGTCCTCCTTGACAATTTTATCTTCTGATGCAGTTTAATTGCCTGCTTATGCTGTCCGCTTACTGTTATTCCTGATATTTTTTCAACCTTCCTCCTTTTCAAGCGATATTTTTCCGGACATCAATTCAGGGAGTTCTGCATCCCTGAGTTCTGATAAATACTGATTTTGCATCGTATTGAGCAAAGAAATTTGGTTTTTCCACATTCTCAAAAAATGAATGAAAATATCCGGCAACAATTCTTTGTCATTGCACTTAAATGCAAATTCGTTCTTATTTTTGGTAAATTGGATATAATCAGACTTTTCAATTTTAATTCCTAAAAACTTGAATTGTTCGTCAGCAAACTGATTTGAGTTTTTGCTTTCATCTTTATAATGCTGAACATCAAAGCCTAATTTTCGGGCAATTGTTTCGTTGATAACTAACTTACAAGCGTTTTGCATTTTGGTAATATAATTGATATTATCGGCAATTTCCTGAAAATCACGATGTTTGCTATCTTCAAAATCTTCAACGCTAACATCAAAAAACATACTCGGAGCGAGCATATATTTCTTTTCTGCTATCTCTGCGTTTGACTTTATCAAAGAAAATTCATTCACTTCTGTTAGGTTTTCGATAACCTGAATGATTTTACTTATATTTTCATCGGACAAAACATTATATTTCTTTTTGTAAGTTCTGTTCGTGTGGCTTTTACCGCCAAATTGCCCATTTTGTTCTCGCTCTTCAACGACAAAGTTTTGAATGCTATGTATCAGATTCACTTTGCCTTTGTTTGCTTTGTTTTTGTTTAAAACCATTATGCAAGTTGATATACTCGTACATTCAAACATATTATTTGGTAAAGTAATAATCGACTCAATCAAATCATTATCAACCAAATATTTTCGTATATCATATTCATTGCGTTGCGTCAATGCGCCCATTGGCAGAATCAAGACTGCTTTGTTTGCTCTTGCAATGCAATTAAAAACAAAAGCATAATTCGCATTACTTGCGGGTGGAATCACTGGAAATCTAATGTCATTTTTAAGCGGTAATGGCGGTTGCCATTTGATGTTGTAAGGCGGATTACTTATTGCAACATCACAATGCAGATTGATTTGTTCGTTGCTTGGCAATTCGTCCACTTTGCTATATTTATCATCTGCCGAAAGTTTATATATTTTAAAAAACTTGCGCGTCAATACATCGCCATTTAAAACATAGCCGTTTACATTATGCAAACACAGATTAAATAGTAAAAATGGTATGACTTTTTCATCAAGCTCTTCAACACAAACAAATTTCGCTTTGCTATCTTTTAGCATTTGCACCGTTAAAGCTCCGCTACCGCCACAACAATCGTAAACCGTTTCACAGTTACCAGCTAAAGCAGAGACTAATTTACAAAGGCTCTTTGGGGTATAATCCTGTTTCTTTTCTGTTTTGTCGGCTTCATAATATTGCCACAACGATTGCAGCCAGTCTTTTGAACCGTCATCAAGTTTTTTATACTCATCAAAAATATAAAAATTTGGCTTTAAAACAACATCAAGTAAAGCATTTCCGATTTCTGATGTTTTGGTAACATTGAGTAATTCAAAAATTTTGTTTTTAAATTCAAGTAATTCGATAAATATCACTTCCTTCTTGATTTTTTGAGTAAGAAAGGATATAATCAAATTGGTGATATTTGTTATATCCTTGCTATCCGTTGAGGCTTTGCAGAGCTTCAGCGGATTTTTTCTTTTTTTCTTTGAAGTATTGCATATTTTTTCTGCGCTTGATGTAGACGAGCTGTTCTGCAACCAATGCAAAAATCAGCACTTTTTCGTTCAAAAAAATCTTTTCCACAACGCTTACAATGTTGTACGGGTATTCTTTTAAATGATGTGCAACTGTCGCAATCTTTTTCGCATGCAATACAGCCTTTAATATTGCTCCAATTCAAGCACATATCCTTTTGCCAATATTCACTGTATTCCTCATCAACATTTGAGTTCGTTTTTGCAACACAAAGTAAATCTCCTGCGAGGATCGATAACAATAGATTAGCTTTGTTTTTTTCTTCGTCCGACATAAGTCGCTTGTATTTTAACGGCTTGTCAGGCGTTCCGTCTCCAAAGTTTCCGTTGCCTATATAATTTCGTACTTTGTCAAGATTTTCCGTGAGATACTTATCAAATACACGTCCTCTGATAGCTTTAACTGATCGACCGATTCTGTCGGATATTTCTTCATATTTGCTTCCGCATTTAATCATTTCGCCAAGTAAAGTGTATTCAGATTCAGCCCATTTTTGATGGTTATCAGCTTTTACAGGGCGGTATTTGATGTTTAGGTCATTAATTCTGCGCTGTATAGCTCCTTCGCTACGGCACAATATGTGCGATAGCTCTTTGTAGCCATACTTTTGCTTTTTAAGCAATTCTTTGAGAAGGTTATCTTCTCTGTTCGTCCATGGAGTTGCTTTGATAAAACTGTTCCTTAATATGTCTGCCTCTCGCTTTGGATTTACCCAATCAGGCTCAGGTCCCAATTGATATCTTCCAAGTTTAGAAAAATCTAAAAAATACTGATTTCTCTCCGCCCACATCCAAAATTCATCCATGTAAACAACAGTAAAATTTGTTTTTGAACTTCTTGATATGTTGTGAGTAGGCAGATTCCTATTTTTTACCCACGATGTTTTTAAATAAGTGGCAGAAGTGTTTGGACGAATGAGTTTATAAAGATTACTTATTGTGATATATCTATAGCCATTAGCCAAGAAAGGTCCTAAGTTTAACTTACCAGCTTTTAGCCTTATTGCACATTCAGATCTATCAAGGTGTTTTGTTATAGTGGCCATATTAACATTGCCCCAAG